TTTTTTTTTTTCACGTCCTATTCCGCCGGTTCGATCTGGAAGCGTACCGTTGAAAGATGGCCGCATAGACATGAAGCTTTGGCAGAAAGAACTCGAGGAGAAACATGCACACACTGACTAATAAGATTATCTATTATTTGCATTTGCTTACTTTTATCGTGATTGTTTTGGTTACGCTGGTTGAAGAGATAAACCCGTGAGAATGATACTCAGTATGGATATAGGAGAGATATGAACAATCAAATCATAGCCGGTAGCCTCGGTGCTATCGCACAACAAAACGGTACAAGTATTGCGGAATCGTTTGTAAACGCTGATGCAATAATTTTAATTGATACCAGCGGTTCAATGCACGCACATGATAGCCGCGGGGGTAAGTCACGGTACGAGGTTGCGTGTGAGGAACTGAAAACCCTTCAAGCGTCATTGCCTGGCAAGCTGGCTTTACTTTCATTTTCCGATGATGTGCTTTTTTGCCCCAATGGAATCCCCTTCGACTTTGGCTTAATGACCGATCTCGCGCGCGCTTTGAAATTTGCAAAAATGGGCGACCTCGCAAGCGGTATGCGATTCATTGTCATCAGCGATGGTGAACCTAACGACGAAGAGGAGACGTTAGCCGTTGCCAAGACGTACAGAAACAAGATAGATACCGTGTACATTGGTCCCGAGGGTGGCGACGGTCAAAAGTTTTTGAAGCGCCTCGCCAAAGCATCCCACGGACAAACAGTCACCGCGGATCGTGTCAAAGAGCTGGCGGCGAATGTTCAGAAACTTTTACTAACGGCGTAGCCATGCCGCCGACCAAAGCAAAGCCGCAAAAGAAACCATCTCCCGACGATGCGCAACTTGCAGATCGTTGGATTGCACACAACAGAAAATCAGCCTGGGGTGTGGGTGAGTGGAGAAAATATAAAGATGGTATTTGGCCGCCAATTGATAAGGACATTATCAAGCAGGAGATCACAGATATCTTAGAACGCGCACAAGCTGAAGGTGTGAGAGTTACGAACGGATTAATAAACAGCGTTACAGAGATTGCACGTATCAAGATTGCGATTCCCGCCGATCAATGGGATGCGGACCCGGATTATGTGCCTTGCAAGAATGGTGTACTGCACATACCGAGTAGAAGTCTGCTACCTCATACATCGGATATATACGCAACAACTCAACTTGAATTTGATTATTGCCTAACGGCAACATGTCCTAATTTCATGCACGCGTTACAACAAATTCCCGATGCTATCGACTTCCTCCAAGAGTTTGCAGGATATGCACTTACAACGGAAGTTAAGCACGAGATAGCAATATGGCTGCAAGGTCCAAAAGGTTCTGGCAAATCTACAATTATCGGAGGCTTGCAAACAATGGTAGGTAAAAAGCGTCATGGGCTTTTAGGGCTTGCTGATATTGAGCGATCCCGATTTGCCCTCGCTAACCTGCCAGGCAAAACACTTGTAACCAGCTTTGAGCAACCCGATTCTTTTATGTCTACCACGCACATCTTGAACGCTATTATTAGTGGTGAACCGATCACAGTAGAACAGAAGTTCAAAGAAGCCGTGATAGTTATTCCACGCGCCAAAATACTTTGGGCCATGAATGACCTACCTCGCGTGAGCAGTTCCAATGATGGCATTATGCGACGTGTTAAGGTCATCAAGTTTCCACCATTACCTGAGGATAAGCAGGATTTGGAATTGAAAAACAAAATTATGACCGAGGGCGCGGGAATTCTTAATTGGGCACTCGAAGGTTTAGCCCGACTCAACAAACGCGGCAAGTTCCTCGTACCTAAGTCTATTCAGGATGCAACAAAAGATTTTCAAGATAAGAATGATATTCCTGCACTTTTCCTCGAGGACATTGGCGCATTGATTGATCCACTTGACCCACAATGCCGCACAGCATCACAGTATTTATATGACCAATACGCGGAATGGTGTCGGAAAACAGGTCATAAACCAATGTCAAGTACCCGTATGGCTGATGAATGGAGACGGCTAGGTTTTGAACGTGTGCGTACTCTCAATGGTACTTTTTGGATTGGTGTGGAAGTTTCTTTATATACGAGTGCATCTAATGTACCGTAATTTATATTTATGCGAAACAAATTATGACAGGTATGACAGGTTATCCCTTTTAAGCACGCGCCCGAATAATGAATATATATTTTATGTGTCTTAAGTTAAGCAACCTGTCATAGTTGTCATAGTTAGCATAAATATTTCGTATAAGTGAATTCCTAAGCAACGAGGTATAGACAAATGACAAAACTACAGCACGCACTCGAATTCTTAAAAATGGGAATTTCTTTGATCCCGTTGGGTCATCGTAGCAAGCTACCTGAGGATAGTTTGACTGGTGGAACATGGTCGCAATATTTTACACAGGTCAATACTGAGTATGAATTGGTTAATTGGCTAGGTAGTGGGTGGTTGAACTATGGTGTTGTGTGTGGATGGCGGAATTTAGTTGTAATTGATTTTGACTCTATGGAGTTTTTCGATATCTGGAAATTGTGGAGTGAGAGTAACGATACTGAGTATGTGTGTGATACGGCTTTCAAGGTGCGCACATCACGAGGCATGCACGTATACGTTATGACTTCGGTGCCGGCGTGCAATGACAAGCGCCGCGGCATTGATGTGCAGGCACAACGTAAATTTGTTGTGGGTCCTGGGTGTGTGCATCCGAATAATACTCAGTATCAAGCTGTGGGTGAGATGATATTTCCAGTAGTGGATGATATCGAATCAATCCTACCGCTTGATTTGTTTCCTCGTGTGACACGTGATGTTGCAGTCGGCGCAATGGAGCCGACCCAGATCACACATACCAATACTGAGTATAGTTACGATCCATATCAAGCGGCTATGTTTGACAATAGCGAGGATCTAATTACTAAGGTAAAGCGCGCTACGAGGATAGAAAATTTCTTTGCTAACGTTCGCCGCACTTCAGCCGATAGCCGATGGCTTGTTACGAAATGTTTATTCCATGATGACAATAATCCCTCGGCATGGATAGATACAAGAAGGCAATTATATGGTTGTAATGTTTGTAATTTCAAACCCCTTGATGTAATCAACTTATATGCTCGTATGCACAACCTTAATGATAGTGCTGCTGTAACGGCATTAGCAAATGAAATTGGGATTTGGGGCTGATACAGGTAAAACATAATGAGATCCCGCTACCTGCAACTCTCGCAAAGAAATAGCACGAGGCCTGTGCTTGTAGTCGCTCTCTTCATAGGGAGCGTGGATTGAAACGCTATGAAAGTATCTATCAATGTCCCTAATGTCTATATTCCCCGCTTCACTTTCAATTGGCTATGGTTTGCCATTGCGTATGTGTTGCGACGGCTCAATAAAGACTATGATGATTACGACATCCGCGAACAGATGGATGAACTCACAGCCGAAGAAGCGCGGGCGGTGGTATTGGCGGATTGGGAGAACGCGGAGCAGAATAGATTGGCGGGTGAGTTTTGGAGTGGAGGATAGCGCCATGTATATTTTCAAATGGTGGCACCAGTCTTTTCCACTGGCGCTAACTCTTACTGGATTTCGTATCCTTGAATATTACAAACAACGCAACCTTCGCACCTGGGATGTGGATACTTTGTTTCTAATTTTCCAGTTCTTCGCGGTGATTGTTTACGTTGGCATGATTATTGCTGGCCTGATGTATCAGGCGTACATGACCGACACAGATACGCCGCAGATCATCACGCCAAAGCCAACGGAGTTATCCCGCAGTATTCCGAACATGGGAGAGCTACATCAGTACACGCAAACTCTGCATCAGGTCACAGTACGCAAGGATATCCAGTTTGCAAAGACATTGCTGGCGATGCGAATGCTCGAAGAAGGCGAGAAGAAAGTGGATTTGCGTGAGGACAGATGGAAGGAACATTTTGGAGGCCGCGACAAATACGTCGAAGTCCGGTCACGCTTTGAGACAGCAAAGGTATTTGCTCGCAAGGATGCACGCGTCAACAGTCCGTTCGTGGTTTCAGATTGGCGGGTGGTGCAGTTGGTCGCGCAAGGTGAGACACTGAGATGAGAGGGTTTGATTTATATTGCGGTGGCGGTGGATGCTCAATGGGTTATCACCGCGCAGGCTTTGAAATGGTTGGTGTGGATAACCGTCCCCAGCCGCGATATCCATTCCCGTTTATTTTGGGCGATGCGATTGATGTACTCACACGAATGATGAACGGAGAAAAGTTTTTAGCGAGTGATGGGCGATGGTATGGCATTGATGACTTTGACTTTTTCCATGCAAGCCCGCCGTGTCAGGCATATTCGAGAATTACACCTTGGAGCGGCGCAAGAGAGAAACATCCTGACTTGTTGCAACCAACAATAGACGTGCTTGATCGAGTGGGTAAACCTTACGTTGTAGAGAATGTGCCCGGAGCACCTATGAAAAATTACTTGATGCTTTGCGGAACGATGTTTGGACTTCGAGTTTTCAGGCACAGGCTTTTTGTTTGTAAGCCTTCAATCCATATGTCGCCAATGACCTGCAATCATCATGGTTATTCCCGCAATAGTGTTAGAGGCGTCAATCGAGACAAATATAAAAACGGCACATTTATTACAGTTGCCGGTCACATCGGCAATTTTGAAATGGCGAAGAGCGCAATGGGTATCGACTGGATGAATCGGCGCGAGCTTACCCAAGCTGTCCCGCCCGTATATACAGAATGGGTAGGCAATCAGCTTATGGCGGTGCTGAGATGACCACTCCCCTGCTGAGTCCCTCACGCGTATGCTGGAAAAATGTACCGTAAAGTGAGCGAAAAAAACGAGCGAGTGACATTGAAAATGGGGGAGGGGTGGTTTGCAGGTTGCGACTTAGGATTGTGGGTTAGTGGTACGGCTTGTACCACCCCCTATTTTTTAGGAGAACAGCAGATATGAACAATTCACCGACTAAGGTAAAAAAACTTGCTAGGGCACTTCTGCGTGAGAATCGGCGCGGTCGCTCTTGGCGTACTATTGCCCGTGAGGATTATCAAGGCAGAATAGATCAATCAACACTCTCCCGAATTGTAAGGGGTAAAGGTACATGGTTACCGAGGGATGAAAGGATACTTGTTATCCTCGGTTTAAAAAAGCCATGTGTACCTAAGCCGGTGCCGGCACCGATTCCGGAATGGTTGCGAGATATCAAAAAGAAAATCGCAGTCATGGCAAAGGATACGCGACGGAATGTGATGAGGTTGTATGGCTAAATCAATTCAACGAATAACCCGATGGATGATAACAGCATTACTATTGAGAAATGTTTATATTGAGACAGGCCCGTGGACGACTATTGCTATCGGCTTGATATTCGTTGGTAGTGAAGTGTGGGGATATACAATTGCACGATGGAGCAATGTAATAGAGACGATAATACTGAGTAGTCACGAGCCGAAGGATAGAGGTGAGACATGAAAAAGAAAGTTGATGAAAATGTAAGCTACTTAAGTATGATAGGTGCAAGAAGGTTGAGACTTACCGTGATAACAAATGTTTACAAGCAGGGAATAATTACGGAAGCAGACGCGAGAGAACTTTTAAATCTGCCGTTGAATCCTAAAAGCAAAATTGTTTATGATGATTCAAATTTGTTAGGCGATCCTGATGGATTGGATAAGATAAAATGAGCGACTCAATCCCAACGACGACATTGGAACAAACGATACTGAGTATATTTTCTATTGAGCAAGCAGAGCGATTGTTTTTATACTTCGCAGAAGTGCAAGCACAGGGTTATGGACGGGTGACAATTATATTTACCAATGGGCACCCTGATATTATTGAGCGTACGGAAACAGAGAAGTTTACGAGGCCGACGAACTATAAACCGGAGTAAAACATGAATATGACACGCGACGAAATTGAGAACATGTCATCAGGTAGAGAGATGGATGCTCTTATAGCCGAAAGAGTTTTGGGGTTGAAAGTGGATTATGAGTTTGAGGGATTTGGCGGGCTTCGAGTTCCATCGTTAGTAGATAAATACGATGAGTGGGGATACTTGCCTGATTACAGCACTGATATATCTGCGGTGTGGCAAGTCATTGAAAAGCTAAAAGAACATAAGCCGCTATTGAACTACGACCCGTATTCTAAAAAATGGTATATGTGTTTCAATGGCGCGCCATTTTATTCTGCTGAAACTGCGCCCCTTGCCATTTGTCGCGCGGCGTTACTTACTCGCCTGTAACCTACTCGTAATCCTACTAGGACTTGCATAGGTGTATAATGCGATTTGATAAGTTTGGGCGGCGGCGAAAAGACGGCTCATAGAGTTACCGTCATAAGTCGTGCGTAAGTCTAACTGCCTAAGAAGCAGGATGGCGGATAGTCGGAAGGCACTCGCTAAATGCAGTCAGCCCGGCCCGCCCAAACTGACAACTGAATATTGTTTTACCCCACGTTCGACAGACAAAGAAACGGAGCGGCTTGATTGCTGCCCCGTTTTTTTGTTGTCAACCCATAAGGAGAAAAAATGAAACTAACCATCGCTATCGCTACCGCGTTTTCTGGATTTGCATACCTGATTATCAAAAACTTCTTTCCTGATTTCCCGATCACTGAAGAGGAACTTCTCAAAGTGTTTCTCTGGTTGTTGGGTGTCCTGGGTGTTGTACTAACCGAAGTCCGTGCCCGCGCCGCGCTGATTGCAAGGGGATACAAGGGCTTTCGGCAAGACCTGTCTGCGTGAACGCACAGGCAGAAGAGTAATGGACGATCTGCTCTCAACCGTCCTAAACTACTTCAACCCCCAGGCCAGCGGGATGGAGGCTTCGAGCAGGCACCGGCGTTTGCGGGCTATCATTTTGGATATTCCCTTTTATATCCATCGCTTCACCGCGGGCCACATCATTCATGACGAGTGTACAATCGGCTTGCCGGAGGGGGCAAAGTTCATTGGCGCGGTGGCGGATGCAATGGCGCTGAGTGTGCATCTCATTTTCGAGCATGATACTTTTGCGCCGGTGCCGTCTGGACAATACATCCCGATACAGCGCTTGAAGTACGAGCCATTGACAGAATGATAAACAACACGCCTGATACATCCAAAAAAGTGTTTCTATCATCCCTGAATAGGATGGAGCAATTAGGGACGCTGTATGATTGGGTGCAATCCCTGAGCAACGCACAGGCGAAAGATACACTGGACCACATCAACATAAAAAAAGATATAACGCTTATCCAGGGCGAGTTGGCAGGAATAGGCAGACGTGGAGAGGATCCAACCCTAAGCACTACCCAAAAGATCAATCGAGAGAGGGCAAGGTATCGCGATTGGGGCGCGTGGTTTATTGATCGGGTATTGCCGCAAATTGTTACGTTGATTACGCTTGCAATTCTGTATATGACTTTCGGTGGTAAGTTGCCATGAACTTCAACTATAACGGCATAGAAATTGCCGACCTATCCACCTATCAAGATACACCGCTCATTGTGGGTCATGTGGATTATTTCAAGATGCGGGAATGGGGCTTTCGAGCTGTGGGCATCCGGGCTGGGATAGGCAGCCTTGCGGATATGGACTTTACGATCAACTGGACAAACTCGCGTGGCATCCTTCCACGGTTTACATACTTTGCATATAACGATGCGGCCACTCCCAAAGAACAGGCGAACAAATATTGGGGCATTATCAAAGGTGAAAGGGAGGGGCCGTGTGTATGGGATCTGGAACAAAGACCCGCTGGGTCGTGGGTCTGGAAAGCCTGGTACGACTGCCTTACTGAATTTCAAATTCTTTCGGGCTTATCAAGTGACTGGATATGGATCTACACAGGGCTGTATTATTTTGAAGAGTTTACGATGTCTGCCACGGATGCGCAGCGGGAATGGTTCAAGCAGTTTCCGCTATGGCTTGCATCGTATACACAAGACCCTTTCAAGCCTAACTATGAAGCGATCCGCTGCCCGCGCCCGTGGACAACTTGTGTCATGCTTCAGTCGGGTACGCCTGCCATTGGATTGGCGGCCGGTGTGGAGAGTCTGGATCTCGATTACAACCAATTCAACGGGGATGAGACATTATTTGCAAAGTATTTTATAGGTGGGGAGCCAACCCCGCCGCCGATAGGAGAGACTATGAATGGAAGAGTAAAGACACTAACCAACATCCGAAACACCCCAGGCGGCACTACTGCCATTACAGACATAGGCGACTTGCTTGCAGGTGATTTAGTCGTATCGGATGGAACGCAATTGGTAGGCTCTGTGACGTGGCTGCATCTCACAAGTGCCACGCGCAATGGTCAACCGGTCGTTACACTGGGTGGTTTGCCTGTGTCTCAGCGGACAGACTGCTGGGCGTATGGCCCGAACATTGAGACGGTTGATCCAGTTCCCGTGCCGTCACTGCCTGCCTACTTCACAGCCCATGACGTGGCTGGGAATGAGTTAGGAAGATACAACAAGCAATGAGCCTGCCTGATAGTTTGGTAATGCCACAAGGCACGAAGTATATAAAATGGCCATCTCTTCTAATGATGGTCAAGCATGACAACCCCGTGCGGCAAATCGTGTTAGACCGCGGCGTGCCTCTGCCAGAGGTACATAGCCTTTTCCCGAATGGGTATATGCCTTTGGATAGAGGTTGGCAAATGTTGTGGTTTGGAATCAACCCGGAACTACCTCCGCTCAAATGGCGTGCGCTGTTGGGATATACCGTCGCGTTTACGAACGATCAAGGATTTGATAAACCAGGAGATCCCCGCGCCGATTACATCAACGGACAAGGTATCGGCGCACCACTGCCCAAAATGGAACTGTTGTTGTGTGGCGGCGCGATCATCACCGGAAGGCCTGATGGTGCCTGGTTCTGGGTGGAAACGCTGGACGGGAACAATCCGCCGCCGACTGCTACATGGGTTTTAGATCATCCCTGGTACTGGTTTCGCGCCGTGTCCATTAATCCTGATGGCGAGATCAATAACCTGCCACAAGGCGGCGGGGATTTAGTAAAGCGCGTGCCTATTGTTTCGCGTTACCCGGTGAAAATTGAAATGTCGAAGTTGGTAAAAGTGTGACTTATGGAACTAATTTATTCATTTTCCGTTGCGCATATATCAACAAGTGCAAACCCTATACACGCTCATAGCCACGTCGATGTAACCATGGGCGGTTGGACTGTTACTGGTAATTGGATTTGGTGCGATAGGTGCAAATGTCCTGTTACTACTAAGTGTGATCATCGAAAACGGTTATGCAAGCATAAGGCACAAATTAAATCAAGTAAGTTGGTAAAAGTCTAATGGCAGCACCGGGTAATTCTCATTGGTATAAAGGTATGCCCTCGCCGTACCCACAAGGCAAAACAAACGGGCGCGCTATCGCAACTATGATCAGTGAAGAATGGGACATACAGAACAAGACTCATGTTATTTGGAGAATATTAGAGGGACTTAGAACGGGTTATCTTGATTTTGCTAAAGCTGGCAAGGGACATAGGCAAAGAATAAAACTTAACGCCAAAGAGTACATTGATTTGTTTAGGTTCGTTGCCACTCATTTAGATGGACCCGCGAAGATTGATATAAATTTTACGCGTGATGATGTTGACGACCAACCGTTTGTATTGCCTGCCGATATTCTTGCGCCGTCTTTTCTGGACGCGTACAGGGATGTGTCACAACACAAACATACTGAGTACATTTTCTCTGGTGGCCGCGGTTCAACAAAATCATCATATGTAAGCCTCGCTATTATTTATCTCATAAAAAACAATCCGGCGATTCATGTGCTTGCAACTCGACAAGTGGCAGCAACATTACGCAATTCGGTTTATGCACAGTTGCAATGGGCAATAAGTGAGTTAGGTTTGTCTAATGAATTCAAATGTATTACTAACCCTCTCGAAATCGAACACCTTCCCACGGGTCAAAAGATTTATTTCCGTGGTGCTGATGATCCAGGAAAAATAAAAAGTATTACACCTACATTTGGTTATATTGGTATTGTCTGGTTCGAAGAGCTTGATCAATTTCACGGACCTGAAGCAATAAGAAAAATTGAACAATCTATACGCGGCGGTGATGATACGTTTTATTTTAAAACTTTTAATCCACCACAGACAAAAAACAATTGGGCTAACAAATATTTGCTCATCCCCAAAGATACTCAGTATCAGCATAAGTCAACTTATCTTACCGTGCCTCCTGAATGGTTGGGAAAAACATGGATAGAAGAAGCCGAACATCTAAAGGCAGTAAATCCCACTGCTTACGAAAATGAATATATGGGACTTGCGAATAACGAGGGAGGCATGATATTTACAAATGTTCGTATTGAGTTAATTACGGATGAACAGATTTCACAGTTTGACCGTGTTCTACATGGGTTGGATTGGGGTTTTTATCCCGATCCTGCAAGTTACGGAAAGATGCACTACGACGCGGCACGAAGAACTTTATATATTTATGGTGAGGTTCGAGCGTGGAAACAATCAAACGAAAAGTTGCTTGAAAAAATAGCAGATAGCGGGTTGATTTCAAAAATTGAATCTAATGAGCATGGGAACAAGGTTGTTTCATATCCAGATTTAATTATTGCTGATAGCGCAGAACCTAAATCAGTAGGTGATTTTAAAGCATACGGTAGTAATTGCAGAGGTGCGGAAAAGGGGCCGGAATCGGTAAGATATTCAATCAAATGGTTGCAAGGGTTGACCGCAATTATTATTGATAATACCCGCGCCCCATATCACGCTGACGAATTTACCAGTTATGAGTATGAACGAACAAAGGATGGTGAGATTATTTCAGAATATCCAGATAAAAATAATCACGCAATTGACGATACCCGCTATGCGACTAATCTTATTTGGAGAAGAAGAGGAGAATAATTATGAAGGATGACGAATTATGAACAATGAACCTATAACAACGATAACAATTGAGAAAATTCCCTCTTGTGATTGGATGCCAAAAGTTTGAATAGTGTCTAAGGCGAAAACCGCAAAAACAAATAAGATGGCAGGTTTAGCGATAAGGCTCATGATTAATAATTGTAACATAAAAACGAAAAGGAGAATATAAAATGGCTGATTTTGTTTTCAATATTGCGAAGGGGCGGGTTGCATCGTATGTACAGAATGTCGAGGATGGTGCGCCTGCAAATTCCCGTCTAAAAATTGTCCCGATTGAAACAACGGGAATTGAGGCGGATGCAGCGCTCAAGGATCACAATGATTTGGCAGCGTTGCTCGCAGGAACATCAAATGAGCAAAGTACGATGGGAAGAAAAACATGGGCGGCGGCGGACCTTGTGATAACTGTTGATGATACCAATGAAAGAGTTGATATTGATTCGGCTGATATTACATGGGTTGCCGCAACAGGCAATGCTATTAGTGCGCTGGTTATGGTGTATTTCCCTGACGGTGTCACGCCTGGCGCTGATAGTACTGGTATCCCGTTAACTAAGCATGATTTCGCGGTGACCCCGGATGGAAGTGACATAATCGCACAGATCGCCGCTGCTGGATTCTTTAGAGCGTCATAAAAAATGGGCAATAAGAGATGACTGTCGCTCATGATGCTCATACAAAGTCTGCGACTTGGACGACTACCCCTGATCCGTTCACATTCGATCACACGCCCTCTGGTACTCCCCGTGGAGTTATTGTAGAAATTACAGTCAATGCAGACGCGGGCGCAGATAAAATTGATGGTGTTGTTTCGTATGGTAGTGTAGCTATGGCGCGGGTTGCAACTGGATTCGCGTCAGATACAGCAGGTGAACCTGGAAGCGCATACATTTATTATTTGGGATCAGGTATTCCAACAGGCATACAACCAGTATCAATCAATTACAACCCCTCGCCTGGTGGCACAAAACAAGCTGTCTGTATAACCGTCACCGCGGCGGCGGATACAACAGAGGCAACGTCAAACAAAATTAGTGGGGATGCAGCTAATCCACAGATTGCGCTGGACTCTGGTGCGGATAGCGCATTGCGTTATTTTGTCATCAATAGCGGCTTGCCGAATGTGACCGACCTCACGCTTGTTGCTTCAATGTCCACGGTAGACAGTACCGATCACGGGGCCAGAGTTACACGGTTTGATAGACAAACAACTGCGGCTTCTGGTTCCGTGACAGTGGGATATACATCAGCGAGTGACGATGTAGCAATGATAGCAATAGCACTCAAAGAAGTGGCAGCAGTAGCAGTCATTCCGAAAATTATTCAGAAGAACGTTTCGATTGAACGTTCATACACATGGTAAAGGAGAAATAACATGGCAATTTTTCTCATAGCAAATGGCCCTATGCAGACCACAGCGGCATTTGTGGCGGTCACAACTGGTACGGCAATCAAGACAATGTTGCAGGTCAAACCGTCTGCAACCATCATAGCAAAAATAATCGAATGGGGTATCTCGTTCGATGGCTTTGTTGCAGCATTGCCGATCAAGGTTGAGTTAATCGAAACCGATGTTGCTGCCACGGTCACAGCATCGGTGGCAAATGACATCACGAAACTTGATTCGGATGCTTTGATGGGCGGCGATCCTACTACCAACCTGATACAAGTTGGCACAACTTCCACGGGTTACACTTCGTCTGGCGAAGGCACGATTACAGCCGTCCGCAATCTGGACGCGCCACAATTCATCTCACCGACAAACCAATTTATAAAGCAGTTCCCATTGGGCAACGAGCCTACCATTCAAATAAATAAGTTTGGACGCATCCGTGTGACTGCTGGAACGGCTGTAAATGCTTACTGCTATATGGTTGTAAAAGTCTAAGATAACATGGCGCGTCTTGGTCGTTCGTATCCTGCACACCCAATCATCAAACGTCCACGAGTTCTTGGCGCGGCTCCTAATGTAGTTAATCAAACCACGGAAATAGATACATCACAACCAATAGGAAAAAGTAAAGCTAAAGCGATAGGCCAAAATTTAGAAACTGATTTATCGCAAGTAATTACAAAAATAAAACGACTTGCAATAAGTCAAAACACAGAAGCCGATACCGCGCAGTCTTTCAGCAGGATAAAAAACAAAGCAATTGCACAAATTAGTGAGGCTGATTCCGCACAACCGATAACAGCACAAAAACGATACTCAGTATCAATTGTTAGTGAAACAGATTCGGCACAAGTCATAACCTTTGTTACTGCTAGTGCGGTTGGGCAAGTAATTGAGACTGACACTGCACAAGCAATAACGAGAAGAAAGATCAGGGTTATTGGGCAAGTATCTGAAACTGATATAGCGCAAGTCATTACCCGTGCCAGCGGACAAACAATCGTTCCTGTCGGGCAAGTCTCTGAGACTGATACCGCGCAAGCAGTTTCCAAAGTCAAAATAAAAATATTGTTGCAGGTTGCAGAAACAGACCTTGCTCAATCTCTATTTCCATCGAAGCGTATCGCCGTTGTACAGGTGGTTGAGATTGATTTATCGCAAGCCGTAGGCAGATCAAAGACTAAGGCTATTGGTCAAGCGAACGAAACAGATTTGTCACAGGCGGCGAATAGATCAAAGGTTAAGTTAATTGGCCTGGTAAGTGAAACGGATCTCGCGCAGAGTATTAGTGAAACGGGTCCGCAAATAATAATTATAGGTCAAGTTGTAGAGACGGATTTTGCGCAGGTTATTAGTGCTCCCTTCACCGGCGTTATCCGTGAGTGGACACTATACCCGCGCAATGCAAATTTATCACTGAGCGCACGCGACAACGATTTTACTTTGCACAGTCGCAGTAGGGTTTTAAAACCAGAAGAGGTAGAAGCATGACAACAAACATAACTATATTTATTTTACTGGCTGTTATTTGGTTTGTCTCTGTTATTTCTTATTGGCTTACCTACGATAAAACAGCAAAAATTATCCATATATTTGTTTGGATTATCTGCGCCGTTTTTATGGTCGCAGTGAGGTTGCCATGACAATCAAACGACAAATTAGGGAAAGTCCCATTACACAGGGAACAGGCGAGATCATCACATACACGTTGACTACTACTCCCTGGGGTGCAAGTCCTACGGGTGTGTCTATTATTATCTATGACATCACCGATACTACTGACGAAGTAAACTGGACGAACGTAACTGCTACGGTTATGCCAGTAAATTCGCCGTCTGTCGTTGGCAATGTGATCACATTCTCGCCGCTGAAACTTCTTGTTGATGGGCGTTTGTATAGGGCAGAAATAAATTTCACAGTCGCAATGGGCGCGGTGGAAACATCCTGCCTGATTATCGGTGGTAGATGAAACTATTTCAGGGTTGTCTTTATGGTGTTGTGTTCGTTACTCCGTTTTGGATAATAGTTTTTCTTTTGTTTTTGATATTTCGAGGTAGATAATGTTTCAGCGGATTCTTCAATGGATACGAGAGGTTTGGTCAAAGATGATAAATCAAAGTAATGTCAAATCAGCATTGCGCGTTGATGTCGCTATAACTCCCCTCATGGCAGAGGCGTTGCAAAAGTGGAGTTTGATTTACGTGAATCAAAGCCCCTGGCTGAATACCGAAATCAAGTCACTGAACTTAGGTGCGGCAATTGCAGCTGAAATTGCCCGCGTTGTAACAATTGAAATGGAAATAAGTATTTCAGGATCACCGCGGGCAGATTTTCTTGCTGAACAAATGGTGCCAGTGTTGAACAGCCTAAGAACCTATACTGAGTATTGTGCTGCCAAAGGCGGCCTGATGTTCAAGCCTTATGTCAAAGATAAATATATTTGTGTAGACATGATTCAAGCAGATATGTTCTATCCCGTTGCATTTGATTCCAATGGTAATATAACTGCTTGTGTATTCGTAGATTTAAAGCAGGTAGGGCAATATTTCTATAGACGGCTGGAATATCACACAATGGGAGATCATTATGATGAGGACGGGAACTTAGTACATGGTTGTCTAATCATAAACAAAGCATTTCGTAGTACGGCCGACGCAACATTGGGGCAGGAGGTATCGCTTTCATCTCTTCCTGAGTGGGCAGATATTAAAACAAATAGAATAATTAAAAACATTAACCGTCCCTTGTTTGCTTACTTCAAAACACCATCTGCAAACAATATTGATCCTACATCGCCACTTGGTGTTTCTGTTTATGCGCGTGCGGTGGATTTGCTTGAACAACTTGACCGTTTATGGAGTGGTTTTCTTTGGGAGTTTGAATCTGGAAAGCGGGCATTATATACGGATGTTCTAGCATTTGGAAAAGATGCCGCGGGTAAACCCTTGCTACCTGATAAGCGGTTATATCGGCTACTTGATTTGAATTCAAAGATTGACGGCAAAGGCTTCTTTGAGGATTGGACACCCACCATACGGGAACAAAATTATATCAATGGCATGGAAACAACTTATAGACTGATTGAATTTCAATGTGGGCTGGCAGAAGGAAGTTTACCAAGACCGGCGGCATTGCAACATGCCACAGCAACAGAAGTAAAAATGACAAAGCAACGCACTTTTGCCACAATTACGGATACTCAAAAAAGTCTTGAGGATGCGTTGAAGCATCTCGTCTGGGCAATGGATGTATGGGCAACCATTGGAAGTCTCGCGCCCGCGGGCACGTACGAGACTACTTACCAGTTCGATGATTCCATTGTCACGGATTACGACGCGCAATTTACCCAGGACAGTACAGCGGTTACGCTGGGAACTATGCCTAAATGGGTTTTCAACAAACGCAATTTTGGGCTGACGGATGAGGTTGCTAAACAATGGGTGACTGACGCGCAAAACCAGCGCGTGCCTAAGGTGGTGCAATAATGATACTAACTATTACTTTCGATATTGACGGGAAACACAAACATACTTTTATGGAAGAACTGCCAACCTTAGAAAAAGAACACGATGAATGGGCTGGCATGATGTATAGACTTGATAGAAGTATTCCGTATGGATTGTATAGATTTCTGGAAGAAACAAGAGAAATAATGGAACGCGAAGAGGTAAACGAAACATAATGCCTGACAAAAAGAAAGTCCCACTAGGTAAACCTCTTGCGCTTACCAATACAGAGTTAACCAAAGCCTCGGTAATTACTGAGGAAGATATTGAGAACGCTCGAAAGTTCTGGCGCGAGAATGCACCGGAAAAGTTTATTGATTTACTTGATGCGGAACTTATAGAGGATGAACCGTAATGACTAAGCAGTTGATTATTCTTGTGTTTCAAGTAAAGTACCCATCAAGCAGCAATTCTTATCTAACGGCTAATTCTTATTTGGTTGAAAACGGAAGTTTGGAAGAATTAGAAAAAGCCGCAACCGAATTTAGAAACGATGTTGAAAAAGACGGTTTCAAAATCATCAACAATCTTATTTATATTGTGCCACAGGAGCAAATAAAACTTACAGTAGAGTGGCTTTATAAATACAAATCGGCTGCCGATGAAGCGTTATCCACCATGAATGAAATAGAAACCAGCGATCCAAGTCTAAAACGTATAAAAGATTTAGCTTTACGGGCTTTGAATATTGGGGCACATGGAGAATAATGCCTGATTACGGATGGAACGAAGCCGCGGGAAGATATATAAACCTTGACACAGGTAGGTTTATATCATCCTCGAATGTTCGTGATGTGTTGGAAAGTGTAATGGAACAATCTGCTTTAAACATGAATGCAATTAGTCAACAATTGATTGACGGTAACATTTCTCTTGCTAGTTGGCAGTCATCGATGATGCGCGAAATTAAGTTAGCACACACAGCCGCGGCCGCCTCTGCTAATGGCGGTTGGGCGCAAATGACTCAAAGCGACTGGGGATTTGCGGGACGTTTGATCCGTACTCAGTATGAGCATTTAGAGAAGTTTGCAAATCAGATTGCCAATGGAGAACAAGCTCTAAACGGTCAGATCCTCACACGTGCGGATATGTACGGACAAGCAGCACGAGGTACGTATGAAGCACAGAGACAGCGATTGGAAGTTGCCAACGGCATGGAAGAGGAGCGGCGCATATTGGAAAAAGATGGAGCTAATTGTCAGGGATGTTTAGAGCAGGCAGAGTTAGGATGGCAACCCGTAGGAACGTTGGACCCGATAGGCGCGGAGGAATGTTTAACTAATTGTCGGTGCGAATTCGAGTTTAGAAAAATTGAAGATGGCGAAACTATAACAAGTGACGAATAAAGGAGATTAGCATGGACATACTGGATATTATTTTCTGGTTGGGTTTTGGGGTATTGCTTGTGTTCGGCGCTCTGTTCCAATACCACGAAATATTAGTTGGTTTGAGCGCGATAATCATTGGCGTTGTCAAGTTGATTGGGCTATTCCGAAAAACGGGATAACGGGTAAGTAGGTTACAATGAGCATAGAAATGAAATCCTTTTTGAATTTGCTATATAGCCTCGCGCGCCAATATATAAGCTGGTACGAGAAGGAAATCAAGCGCGTGCCAGTGGGATATAATGTGAAGATGGAAGGATGATTAGACTATGCCGTACTTTACAATAAAACTACCTAACCCCGTTTGGTGTAATCATTGTAAAATAAATATCTATGAACCACTTGCAAGAGCCGGTAAGTTATATTGTTCAATTTGCCGCATTGAGTTGTTTGTCACGAGTAGTAACCTTTCTGTTATTGTAAAAGCAGAGTGAAAGGCGTATAATGTGGATATGGTAGATTTATTTGGAGATCACATGAAGGTTTTAGAGGAGGCGGGAATAATCGTTAGAGACAAGGGATACCATGTATTCTTTGATAAAAACGGTAACCCTGCTGCTTATGTAGAAAGTGGCACGCCTCTTACCAGAAAGCAAAAAAGAATTGTTGCAAATGGTGAAAGTCGTTTTGTGACTTTTTCAAATGGTGCAAATGAGTGGCGTCTATATGGCCCTCCAGAAATGTTCAAAGAATAAAATAGATTTACAGTATCACATCTAACGACGGGATACACCTTCCCAAACGGGACATTGAGTCACGTTTTAGCAGATGAAAAATCTGTTGAAATGTGGCTTTTTTTGTTAACTCGAAATCCGCAATTCGTAAAAGGTGCGGGCGGTAAGTGATAGGCAACCACTTATAAAAGCCTAGCCATGATGAAAGGTAACAGGTAATGAACAAAGCTGATTTAGAAAAGTTAGGACTGACAACCGAAGCACTTGAAAAAGCCGGCTTGAATGCTGATGTGCTGGATAAGGTCATCGTCGCACATGGGAAAGATATTGAATCCCATAAGACGAAACTATCCACGGCGGACGCGGAAACAAAAACGTTGAAGAGTCAACTCACTGAAGCTAATACCACAATCGAAGGCTTCAAGAAATTGAATGTTGATGAAATTCAAAAGACCGCTAATGACTACAAAACTAAATTCGAGCAGGCGCAAGCCGATACCGCTGCACAACTCAACGCGCTAAAGTTTGACCATGCGTTGGAATCGGCTCTGGCAGGCGCAAAGGCAAAGAACCCGAAAGCCGTGCAAGCCCTGCTGAGTAAAGATTTACTTAAGCTCAATGATGCTGATGGTTCTATTGTTGGTCTAAATGAGCAACTCGAAACAATCAAGAAAGATAATGATTACCTGTTTTTAGATACCAAAGAACCTCCTAAGATCGTAGCGGGAGGCAATAATCAACCTGTAATCACTGATGCTTTTGAAGCCGCGCTGATGAGGGGAGCGCGAATACCAGAAGCAAAAAAATAAAGGATAATTTATCATGGCTAACACTGTTTCACTTGTAAGTAAATTTCTCGCATTGATTGATATGGTCTACAAGTTGGAAAGTAGGACCGCGATTCTCGATGCGATGACCCAGGCTCCTGATTTTCTTGACGCCAACCAAGTTAAGGTTATGAAGTTGTCAATGGTTGGACTTGGCAACTATTCCCGCACAACCGGATATCCTGCTGGCGATTTAACCGCCGTATGGGAAACAATGACCCTTGCTACTGAGCGCGGACGCGCGTTTTCGCTTGACCGCATGGATAACGAGGAAATGCTAGGTCTCGTGCTTGGCAATCTTATCCGCGAATGGATGCGTATCCACGTTGCTCCTGAGTTGGATGCGTATCGGTTTTCAAAATACGCCTCTTTCAGTGGCATTAGTGAAGTTGGCACACCAACAACTCTTGCCAATTCAACCATCTTAGCTGCCGTTGATGTAGCAAGCGCGCAATTAAATGCTGATGAAGTACCTCCCGAAGGACGCGTTTTGTTCGTGTCTGATTCAAATCAGACCTTCCTAGATCAAGCAGTTACCCGCACGTATGGTAACGAGACTACGGTTGTTCGGCAGATCAAAGATTACAACAATATGCAGGTAATCATGATTCCACAAACCCGCTTCTATAAGGGCATTACTCTTGATGCGGGTGCAACTTCCAGCGCGGGCGGTTTCGTCAAAACTGTTACAACTGGTCGCGATATCAATTTCCTAATGGTTCATCCCACAGCAGTTCTGCAGCCGGTCAAGTTGAATCAGGTTAAGTACTTCACTCCTGAAGTTAATCAAATCAGTGATGGTCACTTGTGGCAGTATCGCCTCTATCATGATGCGTTTGTATACGAAAACCACGTAGACGGCGTGTACTCACACATCAAGGCAAGTTAAGGCGGTTGACATGACATTTCTAGCTAAAGATGGAATCACCGTTGAAATGTTCTCACCTGTTGACATTGCCAAGCTAAAAGGATTGGGCTACGCGGAAGTGAAAGAAGAAAAGCCCGCGGCTCCTGAAGCAAAAGCAAATATTGTTGAAGATCAACAGGCAATCGTAGAGGAAGCAATACAACTCAAAAAGAAGGTAGGTAAATCATGAAGGCTGTTACTTCCAATGGTTTACTAAAAGACGTCAACGATAACTTTGCCGAAATAAGTCCGGTAGGAACAGTTAACGGCTTAGGTAATTTACGCGTTGCGCGGTTCCTCTACGATGGTGCTGGACTCGATAGTGCTGGAGTTTCCAATCTCACCGTCGCCGCGCATCCTACCGGCGTAACACTCCCTGCCAATGCAATTGTTGTTGGTGGCTTTTTCGACGTGAACACGCTGTTTACGTCGGCCGCCGGTACTGCGACAATTGCAATCAGTGTTGAGGGTGCGAATGATATTCAAACTGCCGCCGCTGTTTCAGGTGCGCCGTATTCCACCATTGGACGTAAGGCGATCGTACCAAAAGCCAACACGCCAGAATCAACAGCGGTTAAGACAACCGTCGCACGCCTAATCACATGCACGGTTGCGGTGCAAGCCTTGCTCACTGGCAAACTTACCGGCTATCTGTACTACGTCGAAGGCATTCCCTCTGCATAAGGATCAACGGCTATGACGGTATACGCAGATTTTACATACTATCAAAATACCTATCTCGGTACTGTCATAGTCGAAACTGCTTTTCCACAATTGGCGCTTAGAGCTTCCGCGGTCATTGATCGAATCACATTCAACCGCGCAAAGGATGAAACAATTGTGGCCAATATCAACAGTATCAAAATGGCAATGTGCGCCGTTGCGGAAGAATTAAAAAATCAAGATGCCTCTGGTGGTACCGATGGGATTACATCCGAAGCGGTTGGTAGTCATTCGGTGAGCTATTCGGCAAACTCACAGCGCGGAAAAACTAATCAAGATAAATTAGAACTTGCCGCGCGGTTGTGGCTTGATGGCACCTATCTAATGTTTGGCGGATTCAATTCCGGCGAATATGGAGCAACTCTTGACACTCCCTAACCCTATACTGAGTATGGTTTTATAAGATGCTTACTAATGTAGATTGCACCGTATACAATAAATACTTAGTAGGGCGTATTGAAACGTGGCAACGCGTAGAGATTGAAGCTACTCATTGGGAGCAAAGACACGCGCGCGAGGGTAATCAGGATAATGATTTTACGATAGTTTATATCCCTTTCGCGCGTGGTGATGATTACCTAAAGCCGCGCGAATGGCAAGCGCTCTCTGATAAATCGGATAACTGGACTGTACAAATCGGTGACGCGATTGTGAAAGGCCTAGTAATTGACGAATTGGTTGCTGGCACATTTACACTGAGTAATCTCAAAGCTAAGTATGATGACGTGCTAGTGATTGCCAGTGTTGACACTCGCGATTATGGGAGTAGCAATATGCAACATTGGGAAGTGACAGCGAGGTAAAAATGGAAGGTTTAACAGTAGGTCGAATAGTTCATTACAGCAGTGGCAAAGTGCATCGTGCCGCTATCGTGACGAAGGTTATAAGTAAACAAGTGGGGCTTGTTGAATTACATGTATTCTGGACTCTTGATGCTATACAAAAATCAACTCCCCGTGTTTCATACAGTGAAGATACTGACGTTCCTGATACATGGCATTGGATTGAAAAAGCATGAGTATCCTAGAAAACACAATTGTCACTCTGTTGGAGAATTTAGATATAACTCCCTACCCTCTTGTCGCTCCTCACGATGCGGTTACGCCTTGCGTGGTGTACCAACAGGTTAGCACGTTCCCGCTTAGGTCGCATGAAGGATATGTCGCAGATCGGTCACGCTGGCAATTGTCTTGCTATGCGTATGAAAGAAGCGAAGTTCTAAGCCTTGCTGATACTGTGCGCGCCGCGTTTGATCTAAACCAAACTGATTTTGAATTGTCAACGAAAGAAAGTGAAATAGAAACCGTTGACGATGGCAGCAAACTATATAGAAAAATTCTAGATTTCCAGATTTGGAAATAAACAGGAGAAATAACAATGGCACTCATAACAACTCAAACTATCAAAGGCCCATTTGAAGCAATCGCCGCAAATGGTGCAGATTTTGTTTGGACCGTTGGCAATGTTGGTGGCGATACAATCACACTCACAGGACGGGAGATTATTCTTGTTTGGAACAGTCACGCAACAATTGCTTACACATTCGGCGTGACTAGCGTTGCAGATGAAAAGTTACGTACCGGGGATATTACAACTTACAACCTCGACGCGCTTGAATATGCTGTCCTTGGTGTAGGTTTGACTAATAGTTCCGGTTGGAGGAATACAAGCACTGGGTTATTGTCTGTGATTGTTTCCAATGCCGCTGTAAAGTGGGCGGTGTTGAAACTGCCCGCGGGTTATCCTGGCTAATAATGTCCTACGCGAAGCTGAAAGTACAGCTCAAAGCGTTAGAGAATATTCCGTGGATTGCTCCTGTCGCATCGGCTGAAACAATCGCAGATATTGCGCGCCGGTTAGTGAAAGTGAAAACTGGATTTCTGCAAAGTAGTATCTATGCGTTACACCTTGCAAGACATTCACAGGTAAAAGTAGGCGCGAAATATGCCGGTTATGTCGAATTTGGTACTTACAAAATGGCCGCGCAACCATACCTAAGACCCGCGGTAGCTGAGCATCAAAGAGAAATTCTCAACGCCGTTGCGGAAGCCATGATCGGTGAGATGAAAGTAGCCGTTGCCGGTGGCTGGGTCCCTGCAGAATATAGATCAATACCTGGTAGACCGAAGAAGAAAAGATAAGGAAAATAAAATATGCCTACTACTGCAAGCTCAAATTACGGATCAACCCTTACACATGGCGGCGCTACAATCGGCGCGTGTATGGTAATTGATTTTCCTGAAATCGCAACTGGCAAAGCTGTAACGACAAATCATGCTGGTGGCGGTGTTGCTGAAAGTATCCCCAACGGATTGATTACTTTGGGTGACATTACGTTATCGGTGATTCTTGCCGCGGGCGTGCTTGCCGCAATCAATACCAAGATCGTAAATAAAACCGTTGCAACAACTGTAATTTCTAATGGCGTGGACATAATGACATTTCTCGGATATTTCCTGTCCGTGAAAGTGGAAGCCGCGGACGCAACGGGACCTGATGCGAATAAAGCAACCGTTGTACTTGCTTCCACTGGTGGAATCACTCTTAGCTAATGACTAGAAAAAACGGAAGCAAGCCGGAAAAAATAAAGATACTTGGACGCGCTGATTTTGTTGAATCGTTTAAGCGTGAACTTGTACCCGTTCCTGCATTGGGCGGTTCGGTGTTTATTGGTGAGTTGTCTAGTATTCAGATAATTGAATTCAACGAACGTATAAAAAAAATGAAGTTGAAAGGCAAGAAAAATGTTAGTCTTTCAACTTCAGTTGAGCTCATGGCACTTCTAATTTCCATGTCTGCTTGTGATGAAAATGATAACCTGCTATTTACTGAGGCAGATGTAAAAGCATTAATTAGGAACAATCCAGAAACATTACTTATCTTAAGTGCTAAGGCTTTGGAAGTATCTGGTATGGCAAACGTTGCGGCCAATGAGGTAAAAAGTCAACTAAAAAAAGTGAGCGTTTCTTCGCCTACAAATTAGCACAGGAGTTACACGTCACACTTGATTCTATTTATGCCATGCCCGCGAGTGAGTTTTTCGGATGGCAAGCATACTTTGACATTTACCCATTTACGCAAGATCGTGAGGATGCGCGGTTTGCAATGCTTGCCGCGGTGATTGCTAATGTTAGTGGAAAGACTTTGAGACATTCCATGAGAGAGGTTGATTTTCTGCCTGACTTTTTGCAGGAAAGAAAACAACCTATTGTTATCGAAAAGAGTTTAGAGCAACAACATCTAGAGTTTGTTGCATTCAAAGAAAAGTTACAAGCCGCGCAAGGAAAGATTCAATAACCTATACTCAGTATTGTGTTTGGAGATTGCTTTGAGACTTGAAGAATTAATTATTCCATTGAATGTTGATAAAGGCGGATTCACTGGCGGGATGAATAGCGCAACTAAAATGATTACTGATTTTGCTAAGGTGGCAGCCGTTGCGGTTGCCGCTGCTGCTGTTGTAGTAGGTAAGTTTTTAGTGGATAGTACAAAACTGGCCTCAGACTTGGCAGAGACGGTTAGTAAAACCAGCATTGTTTTTGGTGACAGTGCTAATGATCTTATGGATTGGGCGAAAACGTCAGCGACAGCAATGGGAATGTCAAAAAATTCGGCATTAGCGGCGGCGGCAACATACGGTAATTTGTTTCGGGCGATGGGGATAACTGAAAAAGCATCTGCAACGATGTCTAAGAAATTAGTTATTCTAGCCGGTGATCTTGCAAGTTTTAATAACATGAATCCTACGGAGGTATTAGACAAATTGAGGGCGGGACTATCAGGGGAAACAGAACCATTAAGAACATTGGGCGTAAATCTAAATCAAGCATTGATTGAAGAAAGAGCCTTAGAGCTTGGTTTGTGGGATGGTGTAGACGCAATAGACGCCGCCGCAAAAGCACAAGCATCTTATTCTCTTATTCTTGAACAAACAACTTTGGCGCAGGGTGATTTTGCAAGAACCGCCGACGGATTAGCAAACCAACAAAGAATTCTAGCGGCTCAATGGGAAGATTTAAAAACGACTCTTGGGACTGCATTTCTGCCAACATTTACAAGGGTTGTAGCAAAGTTCAATGAGTTCGTAAAAATACTTGCAGATCCCGCGGGAATTGACGGTGGCAAAATCGTTGCATGGGCGGATAACGCCATCGGGTCATTTACTAAAGGTTTGGGGGATAGTATTAATAATTGGGTTTCCAGCGGAGGACCGGAAGCACTTACCGAATCTCTTGTATCATGGATAGAAGGAATCGGGGATAGTGACGCGGTAAAAAGTAAAACTCAAATCGCTATGGAGCATTTAGTAGCCGCGATGGGTAACGCATTGCGTGAGGTGGATTGGTCAGCAGTTCAAGCGGCAATGGGAGAAAAGATACAAGAACTGTTTGCAGCAAATCAACCCGTAGGTGAAAACTCTGTAAGAGATTTTTGGAATGGATTAGAAGTCGCTGGTACCGATGCGGTTCGTAACTGGTTCAATAGTCTGGAGTCGCCGGCACAGATAGCGTCAAAAAGTTTCTTCGCCGAGTTGGGAGCCAAATCAGCACAGGATGTACGTCAATGGGGTTTGTCTTTGGCCAACGGATTTGGGGAAACCTTCTCCGGATTCGTTTCAAAAATGAACGAACTGGAAGTTAGAATTTCAGACAGACTTCGAGATATAGCCAAGACGTTCTTTAATCGTGCTGTGGCATGGGCTTCACAAATGATTGCTGGATTTGTTGGAAGTCAGGGCGGTTTATTTTCCTCAATTTCGAATATGGTAGGAGAGATAAATTCCATCCTGAGAAAGATTATTACATCTTTTCATTTGACGCTCACGTTTAGTGAACCTGTTGCTGGCTCAGGTTCAATGGGCGGAGGGACAGGTGGTGGCGGTGGAGGCACTACTGGCGGAGGTGGAAACAGGAGACGCGCATCAGGCGGGCCAGTGATCGCAGGTCAATCTTATAGCGTCGCGGAATTCTTTAGGCCAGAAGGTTTTACGCCAAATACTAATGGTCGCATTGATCCGATGCAGTCGCAAACTGTTACCGCAACAATTGATGAGGGACGATTAGCAAGATTGATCGTACAGGCGCTCATGCAGGCCCAAGGCGGCGGGTGAAATGGCTCCTGTTTATCCGAGTACACATAAAATATATGCGTATTTGAATGACGTTCGAACGAACATCAGCGCCGATCTTATTGGAGATATTATAGGCAATGATTGGGGAATTTCTGGAAACGGCGCGCTTGACCGCGTCGGTTCCACTGGACAACTTAAGTTTTCATTGAACAATTCCACAGGAAAATATACGCCAGGTTCTCTCACTGCATTATCGGGATGGGATGAGGGAATAGCGTTAGAGTTGGAATTAGGATTTGAAGGTAATCTTTATCTGTATCGTTTTTACGTTGAGAGCATAAAGCCTCCTGTCAAGTTTCAGGATATTGAAACAAAAGTTACTGCGGTTGATTGGATGAAATACGCAACACAACATCCCATCGAAAATCCAGGCGCGTTGATAAACAAACGTGGTAATGATGTTTTGAACGAAGTGTTATCTCTAATGCCGAAACAACCGCAAAATATAAATTTTGATGAAGGCACAAACGTTTTCCCTGTGACTTTTGATACGATCACGTCGCAAACCAAAGCCTATGACGAGGCGGTAAAAGTTTCACTATCTGAAATTGGTTACATCTATCTTATCAAAGATCGGCAGTATGGAGAAACGCTACGATTTGAAAATGCAAGATCACGTACAGGACTAAGAAAATTATCTAGCCTTCCTGTTTCACAAGCGAGTAGCGGGTTTTTATTGCAAGCTGGTAATTCATTCTATATTCGCACTCCTGCTAATGATAGGATTATTCTTAATCAAGTTAGTAATGCGGTTATTGACAATGTAATAATGGATGTTGTCTCAGAGTATGGTAATGATGTTGTCAACCACTTTACCGCATGGGCTAATCCTCGGCGCGTGGATACATCCAATGTTGTATTGTTCAACCTTGACTCACCTATCGCGTTAGGTTCGGGGCCATTGGTCGAAATCAAAGGCACGTATGCAGACCCCGCGGGCGGCGCACAAATTAGCGGACAAAACATTATTGATCCTGTGCTTACAACCGATTATCTTGTCAACTCAAAAGAGGATGGCAGCGGAACGAATATATCAACAGACTTAATATTTTCATCTATACAACTTGGAACAGAAGGGTTTACCGTTAGAGTAAAAAACTCTAATACAAGTTTTAACGGCTGGCTTACTAAATTTAATGTCCGGGGGAAGGGCGTTTATAACTACAATCCAATCTCTGCATTGGCAAAAAATCAAACTTCTATTGATCGGCGTGGAACGAAAACAACAACCATGACGCAGAAGTATAAAAACAACTTATACGAGGCAAGGGTATTTGTGGAGGCAGAAGTGAATAGAAATAAAGACGCGCGCGTTGTACTTAATGCAATTCGCATGTGTGCGAATACATCCGCGGCACTCATGACTGCGTTTCTAAATTTACATCCTGGCGATTTGACTAATATCATTATTGATAAACTCAATGTTGACGGGCATTATTATATTCAAGGTGTGGATAATATCTCCATTAGCACAGGCGGGATTATAAATTTCGATTGGATGCTGAGAGAGGCGTTATCTTTGCAGTCTGGATTGTCGCCTGTTGCGATTGAATTTAATAATGGAAATTATATTGATTATGGGTATCTTCCACAGCTGCGCGGGAATACTCAAAAGACAATATCAGTAAGGGTATATTATACAAGTTTAAATCAAACACAATCTCTAATCTCCCAGACAGGAGCCTCCTCAGACTTTACTTTATGGATTGGTTATTCGGTAACAGGGAAGCCGGTTTTTGAACAAAGGTTTGCGGATGGTGCTAAAGGTCAATGGATAACCACAAATGATGTGCTTACCGCACTTGCGAATCAATGGGTAATGATAACAATTACTTACGATGGATCAAGCGCAAGCAATGACCCAATATTTTATATCAATGGTTCATCTGTTGCAATTACAGAAAGCGTTACGCCAACAGGTGCAATTTCAGAAGCTGAAAACTCTTTCTTGCTTGGCAATTACACCTTCCCAGATCATGAATTTCAGCAGGCTTTTTGGGGGAAGATGAAAGATGTAAGAATATATAATAGGGCATTATCAGCGGCAGAAGTAACCACGCTATACAATACTGGCACGGTTAATAATGCTCTTGTCACTGATGGATTAGTATTTCAAGGTCCGAATGTTAGAACGTCTGAATATACTGAGTATGTGGATGAAGTCTTAACGATAGATCAAAAACTAATTGACAACATTTACGGTGCTGTTGGTACTCCTAACTACAACACTATTGCAGGAACAGCCGCGCCAATAGGTCGCGCACCTTAGAGGATATTATGGCCGATACGCAAGAAGATGACCTCCCACAAGCAACAGCAATAAACAGCGCAGACTTTCTACGCATAGTTGCGGACCTCGCAGGGACGCCAATCAGCAAAGTGTTATCACGCGCCAATCTAAAAACCTATCTTGACACATTATACGAACCTATTGGCGGCGGCGGTACTGGCTGGCAAATAGTAACCGAAACGTGGACGCGAACAGGAAATCATACTTATACTGTTGTGGGTGACTTGACAACAAAATACAAAAAGTCAGCTAAGGCTCGTTATAAAGATGGCGGTGCGTTTGAATATGGAGTAATTTACTCTTCTGTTTTTAGTTCACCCAATACAACCATAACTCTAATTACAAATACAGATTACGCAATGGCAGCGGGAACAATTACCGATACCGCCATTTCTTATCAAGCCTCGCCGCAAGGTTTCCCGCATTGGTTTAATTTCGCCGCCGCGCCCGCGGGCTTCAGCGTTGTGCCAAGTGGTCAGATTTATAGATGGAATGTGGTAGGCAATACCATCATTATGAATTATTCAGAATCAGGCGACGGCACATCCAACGCGACCACATTCACGGCCACCGGGCCTGTATTGTGTGCAGCAACAACGGCGACAATACTTGGGGCGACGGTAGATAATTCGGTATTGCTCACAACCCCTGGACGTGTCACAATCACAACAGGATCAGCCCAGCTGACATTCCGAAAGGATGCTGCCAATGGAGCGTGGACTGCAAGCGGCGGCAAACGAGCGATTGTGATGCTGACTTATGAGTTTTAGATGGTAAAAGTTACCAATGACCAAGTACAGAGACGGCAATCAGATACAAAATGATCCACATCAGGGCAGCTCTAAAAATATCATCTGCGGTTATCTTGGGTGATTTTCTGTCCATAATTACATTATACGATAAAAAAGACCAAATCATCAATACTCAGTATAGGTTTTATAACTTCCAATTATCCACAGGACTTGCGTACCGATGCGCCTCGGCTACGTCTGATTTTGCAATGTCCAAATATCTCAAAGTCATATCCAGCGTGGAATGTCCGAGCAATCTTTGCAGTGTAAACATATCCCCATGGTTACGGAGGTATGTAATTGCCATTGTGTGACGAAATCTATGAGGATGTGCGTTAGGAACTTTAGCATTATCCCCGATACGATTAATCAATATCCTAATGGATGCACCTTGTAAAACTATAAGTGGTTCGCCTGGGTCATTTCCCGCCTGCTGTTTGGCGATATATTTCCAAACGGTTTGACGAGTGCGAATACCCAAAAACACAACACGAGGTTTTGACTTTCTTCCATCGTGATAGGGTCGAATATATATCTCACCGTTTTCTAAATTGATGTCACCAAGTTTAAGACGAGTCAACTCACCAAGTCTTATTCCTGTATCCAATAAAATCAAAATGATTGATCTATCGCGGTCCGCGTTGGGTCGTTTGATTTTATAGCTTCTCCCCGATTGCTTTACAACTTGCGTAAATTGGCACGCGTTCAACATTCGTTTTACTTCATCTTGCGTAAATGGCACAATTTGCGGTGACTCATATTTAGGGCGTTGTAATTTCAGGTCTGGTCGAATGATACTCAGTATATCGCTGGCCCAATTATAAAATCCCTTGATTGCTTTCCAATGATTATCAATGGACGCGGGTGCAAGTGGAGACGTATCTCCATTGAATCGGGTAGGCTTGTAGTCAGTATAAAGATGTGTTATGTACCTCTGCCAGTGTTCAGGCGACAACGATTCTATTTCAGGATCACCGAAATATTTACAGATGTATTTTAGATACCCGTGCATTGTGGGAATATATGCAGGTGAGTATTTACCGCCCTTTGCGAATAGTATAAATCCTTCGATGGCTTTTGAAAGTAACATAGGATAACGAGCCTCCGCATTTCTGAAACTTTGCAACTGTGATCGCTATCCTATGCTTTTTCAGGTAGGCTTACGAACACAGTGTACCCCCGCGCAGACTCGAACTGCGCTCTTCGGCTCCGGAGGGCGCGGGAGCGACGAACGGGTAAGCCTGGTTGTAATCCTACCTATATTGATATAGGATAACGATCATAGTTTGATGCAGTTTTTATTCCAAGATGAATAACAACAACCATACTGAGTATCAATCTATCTTCCCGCCCAATGATATTGACGCGCCGATTTGACCCAATGAACAGGTGCGTAAAATTGATCGTACATCATGCGACGAAACTTAACAAAAGCTATATACCGCTTGATCGTGTTCATATCATGGGGATGTGTTAACAGGATGGCAGTAATAATATCTTCAATCATTTTTTCTTTCTTAGGTTCTGCTTCATACGAATAAACGCGAGTATCTCGGATTGATCCTGCTTGTTTAGTTTTTCCACCTCGTGAATGATTGTTTCTATATCTTCGTTGATTTCTATTGACGGTGGTAGTAATCCGGCCGCACGGAATACCTGCTCTGGGGGAAGTTTGAACGCTTTGGATATTGATGTTGCAACATCTTTTCCTACCTTACGCCTCCCTGAAATAATGTCGCTGATTGCCGCTGGGCTTACTTCTGCTTGACGCGCTAAATCTGCTTGTGTCCATCCCCTCCCCTCTAAGGTTACTACCAACCAATCACTGAATGTATTCATTAGTTGCAATATTATTACACCCCTTCAATTAGCATAGGCGTAGGGAATATTGGCACTTGACAAGATATGATACGGCATGATATACTACGCACATGCTTAGAAATCCTACGCAAAAGACAAGGAACAAACCAATGGAAGCAATTATGGACAAACCAAAAACTCAAAATGTCCCCACCCCCATGGATGACGAACTGCTCGCAAAGCTGGATGAGATGGTGGAAAAGAAAGAACAGTCCCGTGCAGGTCTCATTCGTCTTTTTGTGCGCGAGAAATACGAAGAATTTGTACGTGAAGAAGCACACAAGGCTGAATTACTCTCCACGGTGCGCAAGATGAAGGCAATGAAATCATGAGCAACCAAATCCAACCCAGAAACCGAAAACTCGAACTGACGGTGTCAACCGACAACAGATTCGGCCATACGATGTCGAGATACGACCTAGTTTTTTTTCGGCTCAATGGCGTTCTTGTACGCTACACCGATATGACGCCTGACCAGCAAGAGGAAGCTAACAAAATCTATCCTGTCACCTTTGAGGCACGGCAAGCAGCGTGGGTGGTGAAATCATGACTACCACCACGGCCCAACTCATTGCAGAAACCGAGCGCCTTATCGCAGAACTTGAACGCACAAACGCGGACTACTGGAAGAATGTCAATGATCACATAGAAGAAGTGAAAGCAAACGTGGCTGCAAAAGCGGCGGCGCGCGAGGCCTAACCATGCACACATCCATTCGACACATGAACTATGCGGTTGACCTGAAAGAACAAATCGAAGAGGCGGATGCGCGCGCTTACCTTGCGGCGATCAATGAACGCAATACCCACGGGAACCGGAATCGCTTTGATGAACTGATTGCAGAACTCGAAGCAATTGATCCTGACTTTAATGCCTGGTACGACGACGACAAAAACATTCCTCAATATATTTGTTGGAGCAAGTGTCAGTATGTGTTGGCTGGAATTGAAAAGCGGATTGCATTTGTTCATGAACACAGAATAACCTAAAAGATGAATCCCCACGAAAGCCGACTGCTTGCCCTGTACTTATCTCAATTTCTTTTTGGTCTGCTCTACGCCGGTTTGGTGCATTGGGTGAGCATGAAAAACTTTTGGCCGGGTAGCACGGCTTTCTCGGTGGTAGTTGGTGATGGCATGACACTCTTTATTCAATGGCTGTTTTTTCCAGAGAGTTGGAACCCGTCTGTAACCGTAGGCTCATTCGCGGCAAGTGGTTTGCCAATGTTTATTACTTACCAAATAAGGCACCAAATGCTTGTAGAGAAAAGGAAAGCCGACAGCAAACAAAGAAGGCCGTGGCCGAACTTCGCAAACCAAATGCGAGACAACGTAATTATGGATATTTCTAAAATGATTGTAGATATTGAGCAAGCCGCGAATGATAGCCAAGTGACCGCAGGATTTTTACTCAGTATCACCAATGGATTACATGGGATCGTAAAAGTTTTGAAGTCTGTATAAAACGAAATCGCCCCGGCGTATACGGAGCGACTTCCTGAAAGAATACGCAGGTTAGTTTTCCTGCTAGTCCAAAAGTATATCACTGAAAGGATATGACAATGAACAAAATTATTTACAAAGTTGTATTAAGAGAGAAAAACAGCAAGGATACTATTTGGTGTGAAGTCTATGTAAGCGCCAGTAGTGTGATTGAAGCGGCACAGAAGGCGGAAAAGAAAGAGCAATTGCCTAGTGGAAATTTAATCGTATGTAATGTTGAAGAAACACATATTGATTACATAGGATAGGCCGCGATGATAAAAATTTTATACTGCTGCGAATGTAAAACCTATACCAATCATTGTCAGTTGAATTCTAAGGAATGGCAATGTTGGTGTGCGCGAATAGAGCCAATTGAAAATGAAGTTGAAGGCTCTGACACAAGCATGGAAATACAACTACACGAGGCTGGATTTGACTCAGGAGGTGTGTTGTAAATCAAATAATTCAATTCAATAACCTAACTAACTAATCATTCAATCTAACCATATAAAGGAAAAAAAACAATGACCACAATAAATGTACCAACCCCAACTGAAACAGAAGAATTTGATCCGTATAAATCCGCCTCCGATCCCGCTGTACAAAACTTTGACCTCTTCGGTCAAGTGGAAATTAATGCCTGGGCATGTGCCCTCGTCAAGGGTACTGGCAAAGTACCGTTTGATTCCACCAATCCCAATCACAAACGTTTCACGGCTATTGATGTGTTCATTCAACCCCTGCTTGAAATTGATGTGAAATACACCAAGTCTCTTGAGGCTCATTGGATTGCAGAATTTCCCGAATGGGCAAAGATTACATTGCCTTCAATCAAGGCTGCTGGCTTTGAAAACGTTCGCGAGATCAACAGCAAGTGGGCACGCGTGGCGCGTGTACCCAACGGTAAGAAATACGAAAAGAAAGACAAGACTACCGGTCAGCCTACTGGCGAATATGCCGATGAAACAACGTTCAAGTTTGTGGAATTCTTCGCAGACGAAGCCGAATGTCGAGCTATGTATCTCGCCAATGGTGGCATTCCTTCCAATAGTCACACAGCACCAACGGTCACACCCGAGGACGGTGACAAGGCAACAAATTATGCCTTCCTGAAAGTCATCGTTACGAACGCCGCGCGTGGAAAGAAAGACGTTGACGAAGCAAAAGACGCTGTTGGTATTGCACTCCTGGGGTATCCCACAGTGGCAAAGTATTACACCGTGGACAGTGACGAAACCATCGCACTTATCAACGAGACGATCAAGTAACGATACTCAGTATCAATATGTGGTAGGCAGGTTGTCAACCTCCTGCGATCGGCCTACCAGGAATTATTTAGGAATTTTTATCATGACAAAATTTACGCCCGGCCCATGGGAATACGGAGTAGCTACAAATTACGAAGGCTTTTATATTGCTCCATTGGGTACATTACCAACACTTGCAGGTTGTGAACGCTTCGGGAAAAAGATGACTGTTTCTTGTTTCAATTTTCTAGGAGAAACAGAAGCTAACGCTCGTTTGATTGCCACTGCTCCTGAGCTTTTGCAAGCCGCACAAAAAGCACTTGACGAATGCGTTGATTTGATTGCAACAGAAGCAGGTAATGCTTTAGAAGCAGCAATTGCAAAGGCCACAGGTAAATAACCATGCCACAAATTGAGCTTACGCAAGGCAAGTACGCCATTGTTGATACTGCTGATTTTGAATATCTAAATCAGTGGAAGTGGTACGCAATCAAAGCCAGAGCTACATTTTATGCCGTTCGTAATGTAGGTAGATCACCATTTCAAAAACGTGTTTGGATGCACCGAGAAATTATGAATACACCTGTTGAAATGGATACAGATCACCGTGATGGCAATGGATTGAATAATCAACGGCGTAACTTACGCGTTTGCACCAACACACAAAACCAAGCTAACAAAAGTAAGCAGACAAATAATACCAGTGGTTATAAAGGTGTGTTCTGGAATAATGAAAAGTGGCAAGCACGAATATGTGTTGAAGGCAAGAAAATTCACTTAGGCCATTTTTCCAATGTTGAAGATGCTGCTCGTGCCTACGATAGCGCAGCAAAGAATTTATATGGTGAGTACGCAAGGACAAACTTCTAATGCCTGAAATAACTGCAATCATTATCGACTCAAGAGAACCAGCATGGATTCAGAACTTGAAATTTGGTGGAGTGCCAACTACTGTGTCAATGCTTGAGACAGGAGATATTCTTGCTGTAACCAGTGACAATCATACACTCGTGATTGAGCGAAAGACGAATGATGATTTTCTCAACAGCTTGAAAGATGATCGTCTCTTTCCTCAACTCGCACGCATGGCAGAAATCCGCAATGCACAAAACAACAACGGGCAACCAATGACCAATTGGCCGTACTTGATTATTACCGATCTGTTTTCTTCCAACCATGATGGCAAGATCATAACAAACCGAGGCGTGACGGGTTGGAGTTTCGCCTCGGTCATGGGAACGCTACTAAGCATTCAAGAAATGGGTGTGTTCGTAGTATTTGCCAATGGTGATTTAGATTTTGAAAAGTGCATTATACGACTTGGAAAACGTGAGCGAATTCCTGAGCAGGGATTACTTGCACCACGTCCCGCTAAAGTGCTTGGTCCCAAGTGTGATTTTTTAGCAGGCATCAAAGGTATAGAGATTGAATACTCACAAAAAATACTTGATTGGTCTGGACATAATGTCGGTGACGCTTTGATTGGATTAGTTGATTTAGAAATAGCCGCACCCGTCCCATTCGGTATTAGAAAAAACTTGCGTGTCTTACTTGGCTTGCAAGATGATGAAAACTTTGACAAGGTAACAATTACCAAAAAGGAAAAATCCAATGGCAACCAAAAATAAAACTACCGCAATTGAAAAAGCAAACACGATGATCGTACCCACTGCTGCTACTCGCGAACTCACTCCCGGCATTTGGAGCATGATTGAAAAGATGGCTCCTGTAATGTTCAAGGCGCGTTTATTCGGTGTGCAAAGCACAGAGCAAGCCGCCGCGATAATGCTCAAGGGGTATGAACTTGGCTTATCCATGACCGCGAGCTTTGAATTTATACAAGTCATTCAAGGGAGGCCCGGACTTTCACCACGCGGAGCATTAGCACTTTTGCACAGTAGCCCACTAATCAAAGATATAAAACTAAATCGCCTTACCGATAAAGAAGGAAAATTTGTCGGTTATGAATGCTCCATGACGCGAACTGATAACGGGTTTTCGTTCACCTCACGTTTTACGATGGACATGGCAAAAAAGGCTGGATTAATCAAGGCTGATTCAGGTTGGACAAAGTATGAAGAAAATATGTGCATGTATAGATCAATTGGTTTTGATGCTGATGTAGTTGCGCCTGATGTTACCGCGGGCATGACAACCCTCATGAAGGCCCCAGAAATGTATGGTGTGGCTTTGACCGAGGGTGGAGATGTTGTTGATGTAGCACCTGTGACAGTGCCAGATAAAACACCACTTGAAGAATTACTTGCTCAATTCCCTGCTGAATTAATCATGTCGGCAAATAACAATAAGATACCCGCAACGCCGGAAGAAATCGAAAAGGTAAGAAAAGATTTACTCTCACAACAAGAGGCAATGATATCAGCCGCAATGAGAGATTGATACTCAGTATTGAATGTTACGGGTGCGTTGTGGCATAAGCCAACGTAAACAGTTCACAGGCCCGTTACAGAAGTCCTCGCCGTGTCAATTGAAACCATCGGCCCAAAATTGCGAAGGCAGTCCGAGCGGCGAGGCGACATTAATAATCTTTTGCGCTGCTGTATTCGTGACACAAGCGAAAAGTCCATTGAAGTGCAAGAAAATCCAGTGAAACCCATTGGTGGCTTATGGACGAGCTAGACGGTACAAGCGGCGCAAAGCAATCATTGCAAAGGAATTTTTATTATGACCACATCGCAAGTTTACAAACCTATCGTTGACCACGGCGAAGCACACGCAAGAGCAATTGCGAATATGACAAAGGCAATTGCACGTGGCGATCAAGTTGCAATGCAGAAGTATTTCAAAGAAGCTCAGTACCATGAGCAAATGCAACGCAACGCCGGTATACAGGCGCGACGATATTTTTTGAGTAAGGTGAAAACATCATGAATAAACCAGTAACCAAAACAGAGTCAGAACTTGTTGAACGAATCAATAAATCTTTCGTTGAGGCTGACATTACAAAACGATGGAGCGAAGGCATTGAGCATCACCCAAAAGCCAAAGAACTTGCAAGGGAAATTGGTTCTATTGATTGGCTATTTGGCGGCGATTCTTTTAGTTTCGAATTTGGTGGCGATGGTGATAACGGCGAACAATTAACTTACTTACTTGATATTCTTTTTGACTTGCGAGATGCGGAGGCAAAATGAGCCGATGCAACCTCACCTCCGATAGTGGCGCGATCACTGGGTTTTTACAAATCCTAGAAAAACACAGTGAACAGAAAGCCAAGCTATACGATGGCATTAATACTAATATGCCAATTGATACCGCTTTGCGATATGCAACCGAAGAACTAGGGGAAGTTGCAACGGCTATAAGTCGCGATAGATACCACTCCGCATTAGATGAATGTATTGATTTAGCTCACTGTGCTTTTCTGATTTATAAAGCTATTTCAGAGCAGAAAGGAATTAACCGAAATGGTGAAATGTAAATTAACTTCTGACTCTGGCGCAATAGCCATAACATCCCCGTACGATTCGGGATTTGTGACCGAATTGAAAAGTCTTATTCCTGCAACTGATAGACGCTGGAAACCAGAAAACAAATCCTGGGTCGTTACGCTTTCGCATGGGAAAACTTTACAAGATTTATGTATGAAATATTTTAACGAACTCCCACTGCTACCAGCGATGGCAAATATCAAACCAGCGATCAAACAACAGATATTAGACGTTCGCTATATCGGCGCAACCAAAGACCGAGGCAGTGACGAACGATCCGCTTTTGGTTGGTTCAAAAATGGCTGGAATGTCGTTTTCCCTGAGCCCGTTCTCCGCGCGTGGTTTGATGCACCGTCGGTGCCTGATGAACAACCAAATTTATACTCAGTATTGCTTGTCTCACGTGCTGCGACTGACGAAGAAATCAAATCAGGCTATCGACGTATGGTCATGCAGTGGCACCCAGATCGATGTAAAGAACCTAATGCACAGGAACAATTCTTAGCTATTCAACGTGCGTATGAGGTCCTAACCAAGAATCGTGAACGATACGACGCGGGGCTTGCATTTGAAATGAGCCTGCGCAATGGATCGAAATCACAACTTACACAAATATTAGATAGACAATCCGGCTATCGTTCCCCGCTGCGATGTGGCTTGATTATGTGTGAGGGCATAGAACAAATGGGACTGTTTCAAGTGCAAAAGATTTACGCATGGCAAGATGTACGGGATTCATCCGGTCGCGTATTGGTTGTGAGCTGGCCCAAAGATGCTAAGACTTTCAAGGAGGTGTGGGCGTGACTAAGATTAAATTTGTAGATAAAAAGTTTGGTCAATCAAGCCTGAATGTAATTTCAATTGTGAATCAAATTGTGCGTGAGTATGCCGAACAGGGATACACGCTCAGTTTGAGACAACTTTATTATCAATTAGTGGCTCGCGACTACATTGAAAATTCAGTCAAATCCTACAAACGAATTGGCGGGATTGTCAGTGACGCTCGTGATGCTGGTTTGATTGATTGGGAGGCAATTGAAGATCGCGGGCGTGTTCCTTATCTTCCTGCGGCATGGGAAAGCCCTGCTGAAATTATGAAAGCAACCGCGCAACAATTCAGACTTGACCGTTGGAAAGGCCAAGAAAACTATGTTGAAGTAATGGTTGAAAAAGACGCCTTGACCGGAATTCTCCGACCGGTGTGCAGTCGTTATCACGTTCGCTTCACAGCTAATAAAGGATACTCCTCATCAACCGCTATGTTTGATGCTGGGCAACGAATACGGGAGGTATTGAGTAATTCAGGTGGTTGCGCTAATTACGCACACATTATTTATTTTGGTGACCATGATCCCTCGGGCTTGGATATGACTCGTGACGTAAAAGAACGCATATCTCAATATTGTCAGTTAGATGAAATCGAAGAGTATGTGCAAATCCACCGCCTTGCATTGAATTACAACCAGGTGGAGCAATGGAATCCGCCGCCCAATCCTGCAAAAGAAACTGATTCGCGTTTTGCAGGCTATCAGATTGAATTTGGGGATGAGTCTTGGGAGTTGGATGCTGTTGAGCCGTCAACACTAGCATCACTTGTCGAGGATCAAATCAAAGAACTAATTGATTACTCAATATGGGGTGTGGTCATTGAGCGTGAAGAAAAAATGAAAAGTGACCTGCTGAAATTTGCAAAAAATTATAAGGCACAATCATGAACACCAACTATGAAGAGCGCGAAGATGGCATTTACAAGAAAGATAATAGCGTACAAAAAGGCAACGCT